CAACAGGTTGCACAATCTGCCCCTGCAAAATTTCTTGCACTGCCTGGGCGTTGGTCATCGCCATGCTCTGTGCTGTCTCTTCAACCTTGCCCAAAGTCTCTAGCGTTTGCGCCCGTTTGAGTTCTGCGCTTGCCACGGTTTCAACAGTATCGGCTCTAGCTTTGGCTGCTTTCGCCATCTCATTTTCGGCTGCGGCTTGCAAATACATTGCGTTCGGGTCTTGAGGCTTGCCTTGCATTTCTGCCATGAGTTCTTCTGCCTCTTGGTCACTTGGCTGAACAACGCCCATCCGCAGTAACTTCTTGCGGAAATAAGCATTTGCATCCCCAACGCCCTCGCCTTCCATGTTCATCATTGCCATTGCAGTCAGCACTTGGGCTGTCTCTGGGTCTTGGGTGATCTGGAGCATTCCTGTTAAAGCCCTGACCGTAGCCGCACGTTTGCTGCTAGATGATGGGCCAACATCGGCAACCACATCAAATGTGGCACTTGACAGGTCATTTGCCATCACCACAGCACCAGTTTTGGTGTCAATGGTGGGTTGCATCAACTCGACCATTCCGGCCTCACCAGTAGCGGCAATGGTTTTCATCTTGCGCTTGTCTTCGGTGTAGATTTCCTTTGCCATGCCGAGCCAAATCTCACCACATCGCTTCATGCCCTTGGCAAAATTGCTCATGTAGATGAATGTCTGCATATCCACACGGGTTTGGATCATCTCAACTGCTTTGCCTGATACGCCTGAAATCATCTTGTCAGCCCCTTGCGGGTTGCCCAAAATGTCCTGCATATCTTGTTCTGTGATGGCAAGTAAAGCCGCCATTGCAGGTGGGATTTGTGCCGACTTCGTATAAGCCACAGGGCCACTGATTTGTGTGCCGCCATCAGCACCAGTTACAGGGTTAATCAGCAGATAAGGGTAATCCCTCAGATTATCCTCTGCCCACATTACCTGATGCCCAGCAACTTGCTCTGGAGTCATGATGGGCTTTTCAATGCTGGACAAGGCTGAAATCTCACCCAGCTTGGACAGTTGCATATTCTTCAGGCGTTGGGCATCTTTAGCCAGGCGCACAGCACCCATACAACGCTCGATGTTATCCACAAACCACCGCTTGCCGTACACCACCACGATGGGGATATTTTTGCCTGCAATGTAGCCTGCATCTTCCAGCACTTTACCGCCAGACATGATGTATTTACGAACTCGCATACGCTTGATGCGCTTTTGACGAACTTCCCTTGTGCCGACTGCCATCAGGGTTTCTTCTAGCATTTCATCGTCTGCAAAGTCTTGGGCTGTATAGCGTTCCTCTGTGCCATCAATGGCCTCAAAGATGCGGATTACCTCAGTCTTTTCCTCAACCTTATAGTACTCAGCCACAAACACAACATCAGGAGTTGCCCAATCAAATTCGTATTGGTGGATGATCTTAGGCCAATCAGTTGGGTCATCGTTGTAGATTTCTTTGTAGCTTTCACGGGTCATGCTGTTGACCACAAAAGCATATTTGGCATCTGACTTGTCTTGTCGCTTGGCGTTCAAGTCAAAGAACACGCTTGAGTCGGCATCAAAGATTGGCTCGAATCTGATGCGCTGGCGCTCGTTTTCTGGGTCTTCTTCGTCTTCGTAAACTGTACGCAAACGCCATGCGCCAATGCCACCGCCAACAGCTTCTTCAAAAGCATTGTCGTAAGCCTCATCAGCCACAGATGCTTGTTCATCAGCACGATAAAGGCCATCGCAAACTTCAGCCAGTTTGTCGTTTTCAGTACCGTCTTTGCTCACATAGTCAACGGTGATGCGATTATTGCGGTATTCGTTAACGATGCGAATGACCGCCAACATGATTTTGTTGACCTCAAACTTGGGTTTGTTTTCGTACTGATCCCACAATGGCCCTTCCCACTGAGAGCCACATAACGAATAAAAACGCCTGTCTTGTAAGCATTGCAGACGCTCATCCCGCAGCGCAGTTTGTATATCATTGAACTGCCGCAGTGCTTCAGCGTGTAAATTTGCAAGGCGTTGGTCGTTGGGTATTCGTGCCATATTTGTCCTTTTGGGGCGATTATCTACCAGCGTTTGACATTGGGCAATGGTGTAAATGTAGCCGATTTTGTGACCGCTGACCGCCTGATGCCCTCACACGCATATCGTAAAGCATCAATAACGTGATTCTTTTTGTCCTCAAGCATGGGCAGAATTCTCCCTGTCAATGGGTCTGATTTATAACTGTACAGGCTCAACTCGTCAATTGTGTGGATGCAACGAGGGTGAACCACAATGTCGTAGTTCTTCAAAAACTCGATGCCTTCTTCGACCGACTTTGGCCCTTTGACAGCAGTCATGATCTTTGGGAAACCATTGCGCTTCATGTGGCTGATGGTTTCCGGCCTGGCTGAGTCTGCCACGATAGGCCACTTCTCAGCCTCTGGCACTTGCATGAATAACTCAGGGGTGTTGATAATCTCACAGCCCACCATATAGGCTTCGTAATCAATGTAAAGAGTGCGCCCAATAATGTGGCAACGCACCAAAACTGTCGGGTCAACTGAAAATCCCCAATCAGCCCCAAGGCGATGGATGGCATCTGGCGGTGCATCAAAGTCGTCAATTTTCCAGTTCTTGAATACCTTGCTGTTGCTGTTTTGTAGGTACTGACCCATCCAAACGTGCTGATATTTGTCAGGGTCTCTGCGCTTGTCGTATTCCATTTCGTCTTTTAAGACTTGTGGAAACCACGGGTTATCGCCAAAATTGACCTTGATTACTGCTGCATCCTTTGGCGGCTCTGGCCCACGCAGTAGAAAGTCCACAGGATCAGACTGCTGCCTTGGATTCCATGTAAACCACAACTCGCTGTTTGGCTTGCGGATTGTTGGCCTCAGTAGGTCAAGGCTGGTCTGGCTCAGACTTTGGGCTTCCTCAACCCAAGCGCAGTCATAACCTTCTAGCGATTTAATGCTGTCGGCTGTGTGATTCTGCATACCTTGAAAAATAATCGCACCATCGCCCTTTTTAGACTTGATGACCGAATCTTGGACTTCAAAGTAAGCCCCAGCGTTCATGGCCTCGATCTTGGTCTCCAGCAGCCGCTTGACCGATTGGTTCAGGGATTTCTGGATTTCACGGACACAAACGCTTCTGCGCTTGGGGTCAATGATGTGTTCCTCAATCATCAACTCGGCAAAGGCATGAGACTTTCCGCTGCCCCGACCACCCCATGCACCTTTGTATCGGCTTGGCTTTGTCAGTGGCAATGCCCAACGAGGGGTATCAATCTTCAGTATTTTTTGCATCCACCACCACACGCTCGATGCGCTCAAACAATAAGGGCGCACCATCTGCACCAGTGTGTTCTTGCTTGACAGTCTCAGCCCAGCGCATTTGTGTTTTTGTCCACCAGATAAGGCTTGTGGTATCTCCACCCACAGCTTTGCTGTACAGCGTCTTGGCAATCTGCCCATTGGCTTTGGCTTTGCCCATGTCCAGCTCGTGCCTGTAATACTTGCGGAGGGTCTTGTCATCAATGCCAACCAAGCAGGCAATGGACTCGTGAGGCAAGCCTAATCCGCTACTGGATTCAACCAGTTTGCGGGATTCTTTTGTTGGCTCGTGCGGCTCTTGTGGATAGATTGGCATTTTATGTAGGGGAACTCGCTTAAATTTTAAGCAGTTTCTGCTGTTTCTGTCAATAAAACGGCTTTTTTACCTGTGAAATCTTCCCATCGCTTTACGATCACATCACAATATTTGGGGTCTAATTCCATAAGCCTGGCATGGCGGTTTTGCTTCTCGCAAGCAATAAGGGTGCTGCCAGAGCCACCAAATAGATCAATGACCGCATCCCCACCTTTGCTTGAATTGGTGATGGCCTTCTCGACCAATCCTACGGGTTTGGGAGTGGTATGACCTACAACCTTTTCCTTATCAAATCTCCAGACTGAAGTTTGCTTTCGGTCTGAATACCATGTGTGTGAGCCATTATCCATCCATCCATAAAGGCAAGGCTCATGCTGGCTCTGATAATCAGTTTGGCTCAATGTCAAACTATTTTTAGCCCAAATAATCATTGAACTGAAATGGAAGAATTCTCTAAAAACCTTGTGGAATACATCAGCACAGCGGTCTGAATGAAAGCAATAAATGGAAGCGCCAGATTTGGCTGCCATCAGATAATTAGCAAATGCCGCCCTCAATAGGTCTTCCAAGCCATCTCTTGAATCATTGTTGATGCCTTTATAGTCCACGCCATAAGGCGGGTCGGTGAACACCATGTCGGCCTTCTGCCCATCCATCAACTTATCCACAGCGTCAATGCTTGTGGAGTCTCCGCACATCAGGCGGTGATTGCCAAGTTGGTAAATGTCGCCCAGCTTGGTCTTAGGCTCATCAGGAATGTCAGGTACGGCATCCTCGTCTGTCAGCCCTTCCACCATTTCAGGCTCTAACAATGCGTCTAGTTCTTTAGTGTCAAAGCCCAATATGTCCAAAGCAAACCCGTCTGCCAATAGGTCATTCAACTCTATGGTCAGCATTTCATTGTCCCACCCTGCATTGAGTGCTAGGCGGTTGTCGGCAATGATGTAAGCCTTGCGTTGGGTCTCTGTCAGGTCTTTTAGCTCGATGGTTGGGACTTCTTTGTAGCCCAGCTTTCTTGCAGCCATCAGCCTGCCATGCCCTGCAATGATGCCATTCTCCCCATCCACCAATATCGGGTTAGTCCATCCGAATTCTTTGATGCTTGAGGCAATCTGGGCTATTTGCTCATCAGAGTGGGTGCGGCTGTTGTTGACATAAGGTATCAATTTATCCACAGGCTTTTGCACAATTTTTAGCATGGTGTCCTCAAAAAAATGGGAGCATCAGCCCCCAAAAGCTGGCAACTGCATTTTGTCAGCGTACTCATTTTGCAATGTCCGGTACAGGAATGTCAACAGGCCATTGGTTTGTGTCCACTAACAATTGAACTGTTTTGAAGTGGGCAATGTTCCATGCTTGCTGTCTTTCAGCCTTTGACCACTTTGCACCTTGGTCAATGTCGTAATGGCAAGTTTGGCATAAAGCCGCTACCAGATTGTCGTCTGCTTTTATTCCTCTGCCTTTGCCGCCACCCCAATTGCTATGTGCTGCTTGAATTCCATTTTCTGTTCCACAAAGCTGACAGGATAGAGCCGCCACTAATTTTAGCAGTTTCTGGCTTCTCACATACTTGTGTTTCGGATATTGCATATTCTTTGGTGTAAAACTTGTGGTTGTTTTCGCACTGGCGCTTTCGGCTGACGAATTCTGGGTTTGATCGGGTGTCTAAAACTTTGAGGGTTTCAGAGCCACAACGGGGACACATCATGCTTGTCCTCTTGCTCGGATGGCGGCATCAACTTCGGATTCGCTTAAAACAGCCCATCGTTTTTGTTGAGTGTTGCGGCACAGCCTGCGATAGGTGTCGTGGTCTGTTTTTGCAATGTCATCAGCCGTGTCGATGTCATCTAACAGCATCCAAAGTTTTAAAGATTTCTCACGCTCATGCTGTGCTACTAGCTTGGCAAAGCGTTCAAGCCAAAGCAAATCTTTTTCTTGAGCCAATTCAATAAATGAACCAGCTTGTCGCCCCATCTGCATAATTTCTTCTCGTGTCATGTCTCAATCCCCTTTTCTGCCATCCATGCCAAGAGCCATTCAATGAACTCTGAGCCTTCTTCTTTAGTGAACTTGTGGCTTTGTAGCCCCAATTGAACAACTCGTTCCCCATCTAGGCTTGGGGCGACCTTGCCCACCTTGCGCCCTGTTTCATGCGCCCATTGGTCAATTAAGAGCCTTTTCCAATCATCTGATGACCAAGCACTGCCAGCGCCCTTCATTTGCTTGGCAACCATGTCAATCAGGGCATGGAACATATCGTTTTGGTCTGTGCTGCGGGTGGCTTTCTTGACCTCCAAGCGCAATTGCTTACCAGCCTGTAAGGTTTCCTTAATCTTGGGCCATAAGTCTTTCAGTACTGTGTGGGCTTGTTGGCTGTTGTGTAGGGTGACGATCATGCTTGCCTCACTATTACTTCAACTTTTGCCACTTCACCATAAACCTTGGTGGCATGAATAGATGTGATTTGGGAATCGTTCTCAAAAACAATTTTGTCCATGCCATCGATCACAGACTTAACCACATTGTCCAAATCGGGCTTTTTGGTGTGTTTTTCAGAATCGCTTAAACAAGCCTCAGTGCGTTTTTTTGAGTATGAGGCGGGAACAGGAAAGGTGACATAAATAAACGCCTCCAAAGCCCCTTCTAGCGGTTCTGATGCCCCAATTGCCGCCTTTGCCATCATCCCAACATCGGATTCATAGTTCTTGGTCTTTTCAGGTGTGTAAGCAACAGGGAACTTTCCTCTTGTGGAAAACCTTGGTCTGCCTTTAGCAATTGGAATTCCATAAATCGTGAACATGATCTGCATCATTTTTTGTCTTTCTGTTCATTCATGCGTTTTTTTAGATCGTCAGCAGCCGCTTGGCCTCGCCTCTTGGCAATATCCGCTAGGGTCTGTTGCCACCAATATTGGGCTTCTCCCCTGCCCTCCTCCAAGACTTTCTTGCGATAGCGTCTGATCCATTCTTGGGCTTCTGTGTTCCTCATAGTCTCCCGTAAGTTCAAGCGCTCTTGTGATGACAAATTCGCTAAATTGTTGACCTTCTCTGACCCGATTAAGGATGGCTGTTGCTTCATGGTGTGTCATACAAGAATCAATGATTGTTGTGCTGTACGTTTGTTTTGCAATTCACAGTATTTAGGATTTAACTCGCATCCCAAATATTGCCTACCAAGGTCTTGGGCTACTTGTGCGGTAGTTCCAGAACCCATGAATGGGTCTAAAACAATTCCTCCAACTGGTGCGCCAGAAAGTATGCAAGGCTCAATCAGTTCTGTTGGAAACACAGCAAAGTGCGCTCCAGAATAAGGCTTTGTGTTAACAGTCCAAACACTTCGTTTGTTTGCCATTTCATAAGACTTTTCTAAACCAGAATGAGGTTGCAATCCAGTACCTTCTTTGTGGTACTTTCCATTACTTCTGTCTCTTGTACCCCAATCTTCTTTTACAGGCTCTTTGATCGCAACATGGTCAAAGTGATACTTATGTGATTTGCTAAACAGGAATATGTATTCATGCGCTTTAGTGCAACGATCTTGCACACTCTCTGGCATAGGGTTTGGTTTATGCCAAATGATGTCTTGGCGCAAATACCAACCATCTGCCCTTAAAGCAAATGCAAGCATCCAAGGTATTCCAATTAGGTCTTTGGTTTTTAGACCAGTAGCGTGTAATTTATCCAACTTTCTATCATTAGCTGGCATATTGTTTCTGCCTTCACGCTGATACTCAGGGCTAGCCCTTGCAAAACCATTGCTGTTGCAGTAACTGTCACCAATGTTGACCCATAAAGTGCCATCGTCTTCAAGAACATCCCAAACACATCGAAACACTTCGACCATGTTTTTGATGTACTCTTCAGGAGTATCTTCTAATCCTAATTGCTCATCAATGCGTTTAGCACCACAGAGATGGCAGTTTGATGATGATCCTCCTCTATGTCCTACCTCTGGTCGCAAAACATTAGTTCCTCGCTTTGGGTCATTCCACTTAGTAGGCATTGAGATGGAATGCTCACAATTAGGATCGCCTCCCTCCCATTTAGCAGTCCCATAGTCTCGCAAGCCATAGTAGGGTGGGCTTGTTATGCAAGTTTGAGCCTTAACACCCTCTGATGCCCATTTACGCATAATCTCACGGCAATCACCAAATTCAATTTTGTTCATGCTTTTCCACCATAGTGTTTTTTAAGTTCTGCTAATTTAGCCAACGCTTCTGCCCTGATTCTTTCGCTTTCAATCTGCTCATGGATTGTTTTCTTGCGCTCAATCAGAACTTCAGTTGGAGGCTTAACAGGGATTGATGGGCCTTGGTTGCACATATCCCGAAAAGCAATGGCGCTCGGTGGAAAGTCTTTGTCCAGCTTGCCAAGCGCAAAATCTAGGCTTGGCTTGTAAGTCAGGAATCTGCCAAGGTATTGCTTCCAAGTCTGTCTGACAAGGTTGGGGTCAACATCTTGCCAGTGCGTGATGAATCGTGAGCCGTAGATAGCGTTCATCATTCCAAAAATGTAATCAAAACCTGAGTCTGGATCACAAAAGTCGTTTTCGTTCCACATCTTGTGCCTCCAGTACTATGGTTTCAGGTTTAGCCCAAAAGGGCGTTTTAGGAATTGATTTGCCCCTGGTCAACTCTGCCATTACGTTTTGGCGTTCTTCAGACTTGGTGAGTTTTTCTTTTAGCCATTCAGCTTTCAAGCCTTGGCTGCCACGGGTACACCACTCAATCAAAAACTGCTCAAGTGACCAACCAATCTTGTTGGCCTCAGACCTTGCGCCTTTTACGACTGTCTCGGTCACAGAGGATTTTTTAGCTTTCCTGAGTTGCAACCAATCATTCCAAACTTGCTCAGAAACATCAGGGGGGCAAGCAACGACAGTTGCTTTCTCTCTCTTTGGTTTATGGTTATTGGTTATTGGTTTATGGTTATTGGTTGCTATTGGGGTAGCATTAGGGGGGCTATTAGCCTCCCCATTAGGGGGTGTTCCCCACCTCTTAGCCGCCCCACGTTTGCCAGCCTCTGCAAACTCTTTGTATTGCTTAATTTCCTTGTCAGCCCTTGGGTTTACAAAGCCATCTTCTGTGGATAAAAAGAATTCATTTAAGACTGTCAAAACATCTTCTTCATGCTCTTTCATGCCAACTTGTCTGGCAGCATCCCTGTGCTTTATTGGTTGTTCGTGCAAAAAGTAGTAGTCCAAAAGTCTGCGATAGGCCAAATCTTCCATCAATGAAAGATGCCTAGTGTGACTCATGTAGTCACCAATGTGAAATTGGTAGTAATGCATAACTCGCCTTTTCATACTCCCTTAAAAGAAACTGCGGCAGGAGAGGGAGGTAACTCTTTTCGGTCTGCTCATGACTTCAGACCTAGCCGTGTTTCAAACAATCTTAAACGAACCACTCAGGTTTCAGCAACTTTAATTGCCAAATTCTTGCTATTGGTACAGCCTTCCATTGGGCAACAGCGGGTTGCTTTATGCCCAACAGCTTGGCAAGCTCACTCTGTGAGCCAGCTAGTGCAATAAACTTTTGTTTGTCCATAAGGAAGATTATAGCCAATTGCAAAAAAGCAACATTAGGGAAAGTACTTACAAAATAATTGTTGATGACTTAATAAGCTGGGTTATAATTTACCCATGCCCTGAACTTCTCGGGGTCTATTTAGGAAACCAAAATGAAATATTTAATTCAAACTGAATTTGGAAAAAGCTACAAAGCTTTTCGTGTGACCACAACTAGTGGCATCACATTGGCCTACTTTAAAAACCGCAATGATGCAATTGCTTTTTGCAAAAGTTTTTAAGGAAACCAAATGATTGACTACAAACTCCAATACCACTTTGATGAATTCGTCACTTATGACGATGGCACAACCCTTGAGAAAGTCAAAGTCGGGTATGACTATTACCCAGCAGAATTCAATCTGCCCCATGACCACAACTCAGCAGAAATCTACGATGTGTTTGTCTTTAGCGAAAAGGGTGATGACATTTCTTGCGATCTGCCCTCATCCGAATTTGAACGCATTGTTTCTGAAGTCAAGATTCACCACGCTCGTATGCTGAAAGAACAAAATGAAATCTAAGATCATCACAACAATTGTCGAATGGACATTGGCGATCATCATCTTTGGTGGCTGGGGCGTAATGCTCGCATGGAGAGGCTAATCATGATTGACAAACTCAAAGATTATTTCCGCTTGCCATCACCCAAAGAACTGGCTGCCAAAGAACTTGAAATGGCACAACGCAAGCTGTTAGAGGCTCTCAGCGCCCAAGAATATGCCAAGCGCATGGGTGAGTACCACCAAGACAGAATCAAACGCCTGACAGCTTATTTAAAGGAAGAATCATGAACGCAGACTACATCATCAATGAAGTGGCACAAAATGCCGCCAGCATCTATGAAGGACAAGACCCACGGGATCGCCTGGCTTATCAAGTCGGGATGCTTCAGGGCAAGATTCGTAGCCTCTGCTACTTAATCAACATCACCGCTGAAGAACTTAAACATTTGCAAATCGAACTCTTACAGGAACAATCATGAGCATCGCTAACTTACTCAAAACAAATGTCAATGACCACACAGAAAAGAAAGCCAATCTGACTTACCTGTCTTGGGCTTGGGCTTGGGCAGAAGCACTCAAAGCAGACCCCAAAGCCTCGTTCAAGGTTGAAATGTTTGGTGACAAGTGCTTCATGGATATCAACGGCACAGCAATGGTCTGGGTCACAGTGACCATGTTTGACAAGCCAATGACTTGCCAGCTTCCGGTTATGGATCACCGCAACAAAGCCATCGTAAACCCTGATGCTTTCCAAGTGAACACAGCCATCATGCGTTGCATGACCAAAGCACTCAGCTTGCATGGCCTCGGCCTGTACATCTATGCAGGGGAAGATTTGCCCGATGGTGTAGAGCCTGAGTCAACCATTGAGCCTGACACCATGACAGACTTGTTTGCTGCCATTGAAAGCGCCAGCACCCAAGACGAACTCAAACTGGCTTACAAAATAGCTTATGCCGCTTGTGATGGTGATAAGGCTTGGCAGATGAAAGTGATTGCAGCCAAAGACAAAGCAAAGGCCAAATTATGAAAACAGATGAAGATGATGAATTCGACCGCATTAAGCGTGAGAACGCTTTGTATGAAGTTTATAGACTAGGACAAGAAATAGAAAAGAGTGGTCAACCATACCATTGGGATGTTTATGTCTCACCCTCACAGCGCAATCAGGTGCTTGAGGAAGTGGCAAAAGAGATTCAGAAGATGACCGCCTTTGGTCAGGATACGTTGGACAGTTTTAGCGTTTACATAAGGAGCATGAAATCATGATTGAAATGATGGATCAAGGGTCGGAAGAATGGTTCACCATTCGCATTGGCAAAGTCACCGCATCTCGTGTAGCTGACGTTATCGCCAAGACAAAGACGGGTTACAGCGCCAGCCGTGACAACTACATGGCTCAATTGATCTGTGAACGCCTGACGGGTCAAAAGGGTGAGAGTTTCACCAACGCTGCTATGCAACACGGCACAGACACAGAACCCCTTGCAAGAGCCGCTTATGAGGCTTTACAGGATGTTTTGGTTGATGAGGTGGGGTTTGTACCCCATCCCTCAATCATCATGGCTGGCGCATCTCCTGATGGCTTGGTGGGTGATGATGGCCTCTTAGAGATTAAATGCCCCAACACAGCCACGCACATTGAGACTTTGTTGTCCCAATCAGTGCCAGGCAAGTACAACACCCAAATGCAATTCCAGATGGCTTGCACAGGGCGGCAGTGGTGTGATTTTGTCAGCTTTGACAATCGCCTGCCGGATGAACTTCAATTGTTTGTGAAACGAGTCCCACGGGATAACGAATTCATCAAGCAAATGGAAGACGAAGTGGTCAAATTCTTAAACGAACTTGATATCAAAATTGCTCAACTTATGGATTTAAAAAATGTCTAAACTTTACGAAATCACAATTGTTTCAGGTAAATACAAAAACAAAGATGGTGTGGAAAAATCCCGCTATCAAAACATTGGCTCTGTCATTGAAACCAAGAACGGCCCAATGCTCAAACTTGACATGATTCCACTTATAGATGGTGGATGGAACGGCTGGGCATACATGAATGAACCAAAGCCCAAAGACGATTACAAGGGCTTGCCAAAAGACGAGGAAGACATCCCATTTTGATTAACAGGGGCATTGCCCCTAACAAGGAGAAATCATGGACTATAAAGACGCATTTAAGAAAATTTTCGCCATGCCCGAATTCCCAAGAGTAAGGGCAAATGATCCTCTAACATCGTTTCAGGCAGCCGATTCAATCAAAGAATCTGCCACCCAGCACCACCAGACAATCTTTGAATGTCTGCAAATACATGGGGCTTTAGGTAAGGATGGAATCTCGGCCCACACCAATCTGGACAGCAATCAGGTTGCGAGGCGGCTCAACGAAATGAAAATAATGGGCTTGATTGAACTCACAGGCAAAACAGTCAAATCCAACTCAGGCAGAAGTGAAAGAGAGTGGCAATGTACCCAATCGAATTAGGCGGCAATCAGCCTGTTCACAGATTACGAAATTGTAATAAATGTGATGAGACCAAGCCACCAGAGGGTGGGGTTGATATGGGGCATAAGTGGATTTGCCAAACTTGTTGGATTATGCGTTTGACAGGCAAACATTTGCGCCAGAACTCAACTCAAAAATAAGGCTCGTTCATCAATTCTGCGTTTTTGTAAGCCCTTGAGAACTTTGCCGCCAGCCATGCAGTACTTTAGAAGTTCCTCGGCAGCGCCCTCCATGTCTCCCCTAAGTACCTTTTGGCGCAGGGTTGACCTCTGGAGAGTGCCAAGTCCTACATTGAAAGAAAATGAAACCAGTGCGTCAAACTGTCCTTGAGTAAGAGGCACAGGACAATAAGTAGCCACGCCTTTCTCAAAGCGAGCAAGGTCTGCCCTAAGTATTGCATCAACTTCCTCCATTGAGTGTTTTCGCATGGCCTCTGGCGGTGGCACAAAGGCATCCCGCTGGTCTATCTTGAGTTTGCCTTGCTCTGGAAACATCACATGACCAACCCCTACAGTCCACAGCTTTGCAGGGCATTTATAGGGATTCTGCCTCACGCCTTCGTGGTGCATCACCATTTTGATGGCTTTAGGGCTGATGTTCATTTGCCAAAAGCCCGACCACCAAAGTGGAAAGCAATGATTGAGGCAAACAGGGCTTGGGTGTCAGAGTCCCACAACATTTCAGCCAACTCGGTGAATGGAACACCACGATTCCAACCATAAGCAAACAGGCCAATATCAATAAACAGCAGCAGGAAAAAGAAGCCATAAGTAATGACAGGGCGAACGCTTGCTCTAAGGTTTTTCATCCATGTGGATGTTCCCTCATTCAAACTTGTGTCGTGAGCATAAAGGGCTTGCATTTCAGCCTGTTGTGCGCCAATCAGAACCTGAGTGGTGTTGGCTGCACTCTCAGTAGCCAGTTGCTCAGACTTGATGTGTTCAATGCGCTCTTGAGCCTCAAAGCCTGCTTTACGCAGTTCCAGCTCACGGGTGATCTGCATCTGGGCAAGGTTTAGCTCATGCTTTTTATCTG